TTTAGTTTTTGGTGAGGGTTTTTACGTTTAGAGATTAAGTAAAGTGGCAACAGTTAGAAAACGTGGTGATAGATGGCGTGTAGAGGTCTATCGGGACGGCAAAAGAAAATCTAAAACCTGCTCAACAAAGACAGAGGCTATTCTCTGGGGAGCTGAAGAAGAAAAGAAATTAGAGTTAATGGCCAATGGTATGCAGCCAGAGACGCTATTTTCTGATGTGATTAAGCGTTATTTGAATGAGGTTACGCCAACAAAACGAGGCGAAAAGCACGAATTCAACCGTCTAACTCGTTTTTTACGCCACCCTATCACAGATAAGTATATATCTGATGTCACTTGCCAAGATTTAGAGTTATGGATTAAAGAGCGGCTAGAAACCGTGAAAGGCGAAAGTGTTCGCAGGGAGTTATCCACTATCGGGCATATCTTTAAAGTTGCCGTTGAGCGTTGGGGATATATTCAAAACTCACCTATGACCGGATTGCAACAGCCACAGGCAAGCAAGCCAAGAACACAAAGGTTCGCGCAAGAAGATATAGACGAGATTGTCAAGATTAGCGGATATAATGAGAGCCTAAAAACCGCTAAGGCCCGCACAGGTGCAGCAATGTTATTTGCTGTTGAAACTGCGATGAGAGCGGGAGAAATATGCAATCTCACTTGGAATAACGTTAATTTAGAAAAAAGAACGGCATTTTTACCGCTAACAAAGAATGGTAGTTCAAGAACCGTGCCTTTAACTAAAGCAGCAGTGAAAATACTGGAAAGATTAAGAGATGAGATTGAGCAAGGTGATACTTGCTTTCAGGTGAAGTCTAATATTCTAGATGCAACGTTTAGAAAGCTTAAGAAAGCGGTTAATCGAGAATATTTGCACTTCCACGATACAAGACGAGAGGCGTTGACAAGATTGGCTAAAAAGGTCGATGTGATGACTTTGGCGAAAATATCGGGGCATAAAGACATTCGGATATTACAAAATGTCTATTACGCCCCGAACATGGAAGAGGTTGCAGAATTGTTAGATTAATAGATATCGGCAATAGACCGATATTGTTTAAGTGGTGTGAGATTATTAGATGGACAAAGGGAAGTCGTCTGTAGTGTACCACATTACATCAGGAAATCGTAGATCTTGATAATCGGTTTCTCGTATATCTTCCAAAAACCGCATTTCAATGTAGTTTGAATCTCCTTTACCCCCAATATACAATTTGCCAATTTCAATGCCAATATCATTGTAAAAGGGTTTCAGGAAAGAAAAATCCGTACGAAAACCTTGTGGGATGCCGCCCAATTTGATAAGGTCAATATTTCGTGTATTGCGTTTACGCTGTATGAAACCTTTACTACCTTTGCCTAAAACTTGAAACCATCCCCACTGTCCGCCACCGAAGCTCATAATAACAAGGTTGTTGTATCGTTTGATACGAACCCAGTTTCCTACCACAGTATTTTGAGCGTTCATTGTGATATCACCAGTGTCGCCATAAACGATCTTCCAGCGACCACCGCATTTTTGCCACTGGTAGGCTCCAACGCCAGCACCGTTTATTGATGTATAGATTGCTCCATTTGGCTCAACGCCTGTAATCTTACCGCCTGTTGTGTTTGGATTATCCGGCCGACCGTTTCCAGTAATTACAATTTGACTACTAGATTGATTACTACCGCCATCTGGGATTTTCTTTTCAATTCGCTTAATTTCAGTTCCAACAAATTCGGCAAATTCAGTTATACCAGTCTGAAATGTCATTATTTATTGTAACCTCGTGTGTAAGCTTCTTTTAAATTCACACCGTCTAGAGCTGTGAATTTCTGATTAAGTGCGGTTAATGCTTCATTGGCTTGTGAGATTTTTTGAATAAGTTTATTCAAGCCATCTTCGCCTGTTTTCATTCCATTTAATGCATCGGCTAATTCCTTGATGGTATCCAATTCAGCCGCTACGTTACCGCCTAAGATTTCGCTTTTTGCATCTGTTTTTGCTTGATTTACAAGTTCAAGGATTTTCTTAGCGGATAAGGTTGAAGTCTCATTTGTTGCACTGTCATTGATACCTGCTGCACTACCTGATAGGCTTCTGACAGATTGATATAATTCATTGATTGCGCCAACTAGATTTGTTTTATCTGTTGTGCTTAAAGTTGTTAGGTTTCCGATAAGTTTAGTAATTTCCTTATCTTTCATACCTACGAATTCGGCAAATTCTGTAAGTGTCTGGTGAAATTCTTGTGCTGCCACCCTATAAAGCTCCTATATTATAAAAAGTTTTTAATTCTTCGAGAGTTGGGATTTTTTGATCGCATTGTCCATCATCTAATTTGACAATTTCGACCTTTTCAATTACCACCTCAATCTCTTGAGGTGGCTCAATAATTACTACTAATTCATCTTTACACGTCATCTTCGCTCGGTTGCGGTGTGACATCGCCCTCTAGTTTAAAAAGCGCGTTTCTAATCACCGTTTTTACCGCCCCCGTATTGGATATTGTTTGCAAGTCGTAGTTTGCTTCCGACCAAATAGCGTATTTCGTTAAATCGTGGTTAAACTTAAGCAAAATCACGCCATTCTCAGCATCTACGACCTTAATAGTCTCATCTGTGCTAGATAGAGAAATTACAGTGTGGCTTCTAACTTTCGCCCATAAATCTAACCGCTTAATATTGGTTAGGTCGTATGGTTTAAGCTCCCCGTCTTGTTGTTTCTCGTATATCCGCACTCTTCGCTCTTCATCATCGCCACGATAAAGAACAATGCCGGTGTCTGACACTTAAGCCCCCTTACGCATTTGACTGAAACGTTTGTCGTGCTGTCTGCCTTTTAGCTCGCTTTCGTATGAGTCTTTGCAGTGGTTTTTGTCAAAGAATAGAAAGTTAATCACTTCATGAAGAACTACCCATCGCTTCTTTGGCTTAGAAACTAAAATCGCACCACGATAGGTGCGACTTGATAATGTTTCATCTGCTGCTCCACCAGTTAAGGCGTTAAACCACTGATCAAGAGCGATTAGATTATGATAAGCATATAGCTTTAATTTGCTTGGAATTTCCATTCTTTAATTTCCTTTTCAAGTGCGGTTATTTCTTCTAGCGTATTTGTGGCTAATAAGCGATCTTCAAACGCTTGTCTTTGCCCAATAATCACACCAACCGCAAGAGCAAATTGCTCTGACTTTTCAATGACCTTTTGCACTAAAACTTCAAAAGGAATATTGCGAATTCGTGCAATTTGTTTAAGCATTGGCGTATCTGCTTTATTGTTTACCTGCCACGCTAACGCTTCTTTCTCTTGGCGGTAAAAGCTCTCGATTTCTGTCTGTGGATAGCCAGCAAGTAAGTCATTTTTAATCTTGTCTGCCTTATCAGCTAGAGTATTAAGTAGATTTTCTTTTTTACGCTTAAAGAATTCTGCTTTCTTAGCATCTGAAACCTTAAAAGATTTCGATTTAGCATCAAAAACATGGTATTCGCTAGGTGATTTCCCTGAGCATTTGATTTTGCCATTTTCAAGCCATACAGCACCACCATTCGTTATGCTTTCTGAAATTGCATTAATCTCATCTTGTGTATCTATGCCAATCCAGTCATCGCCGCTTGTCATGCGTTTTATTGTTCCATCGTCATTCACGATCTCCACTGGAGCAGCAAAAAAATTACCATTAAAATTAAACTGACTAATCATTAAAATTCACTCCATCCAATAATAACTACGTTTGCCGCAGTATTCTGCCCTCTGCCATAAAAAGCGAAACTATTCTGGTTAATCATGCTAGCACCATAAGAATGACGGGCATCGCCGGCATCTGTAACTATAATTTTGGCAAATCCAGTATATCTCTCAGGTAGCATTATAGTTGCATTAAGAATATCTCTTAGATTCATCAGGGTTATAAGTAATCCTCCTGTTTTGCTAGCTCTTAATCGAATTGTTTGGCATCCATTATAATGTTGTGGGTAGAACTGACCTCCAACATCTGACCATTTGTAAGACTCTGTTTGCTTCGTAAAAAAATTATGTAGCCAGCCATACTGCTTGCTCCATAGTGAGCCTTGCGCTCCTATCGTAAATGCATTTTGTCGGCTATCTCTATTAAAATCCGATCCTTCTGGCGTGGTTAAAAATTCAATTTGAGTGCTGTTTTTTCCTGCATCTCTAAACCAAATA